ATCTTTGCACAAAAGTGCAAGAATTTTTTTATAAAATTTTTTTTGAGGTCGTGTTTTAAAAACAAGGGGGTCGTTTGAGGTGAAGTTGGTGTAAAGATTTTTTTTTAAAAATATATAAAATTTGGTGTGTACTATGGTATACGCCCCCGATTTTATACAATAAAAACAAGGACTTAGGCAAAAAAAATATCCTAGTAAATTAACTAGGATATTCTAAAATGTTTGATGAAGAAATTATCTAAATGAAGAAATTCTTTCATTTAAATCTGCAATTGTTTGATTGTCTAAACCTGCAAGTAAATCACTTTTACCACGTTCATCACTATTAGAAATAAAACTTAAATTGTTTGATGGTCTGTTAACATTCGTGGATGTTAACACCTCATAGCCATTGTTAGAATAAGCATTTGATGTACCATATCTAACACCATATTCCTGCTGATTATGTGTAACAATAAAAGGATCATATCTTTCCTCAGCTCTAATTTCTGATATTGTACGTCTAACACTTTGAGCATTATTGATATTACAATGTGACATAATCTCTTCAACAGAACGTCCACCTTCTGTTCTACAAAAAGACCATAAACGTGATTTAACAGTGTTTGAAGATCTTCCTATATAACTAGGACTAGTTAACTGTTCTGTCACTGTATCAGCTTTAAAACGTGTTTGAAGACTATGATTAACCATGTTTTGTAAAAAGTTAATCCAAGTAAATATTTTATTGGTTTCTAATGTTCCACCATGTGATCTAAATTCTATAGTTTTTTTAGATCCATAGTGTTGGCAATTAACAGCACTGTATTTTCTTGTACTGTTAGTATGATTTTGAACACGTTCTAGATCATGTTGAGTAACTCTAGCATTAAGTATTTGAGTAATACTAGCAGGTTTTCTACACCAATAGCCATTTGGACGTCCTGCACTGTTACAATATCCACCATCGTCACGTCTAGACTTAGCAACACATGAATGGAAGAAATCAATATGCTTAGATACTCTGTAAAGAACATCTTTAACCACGTCTAAAGGTAATCTTGAATTAGTGCTAGTATCAAACAATTCTGAAACAAGATTATTATTCTCTAAATAATTTCTGTTTGAATTTCTCATTTCAACAGAACGTCTAGAAAATTCTTCATTTGATAAACCTTGTTTGATTGGCATGGTGGAAAGATGGACGTGTGTTGAACATTTAACGTTAACTCTTCCACCTTGGCTAGTGATTTGATTATATACACTTGTCATATAATCACGTGTGAATTGACAATCTGCTAAAACGGGAAGATCGCATTCTGTTCCAACAGAAGGATCAGATTTATAATTTAAACCTTTGATTTTGTTTGATCCACTATTGAAAGCATTCATACTGTTTGGGCTTACACCTACTAATTCAGGTTCTAAACCTATTGCTATTGTTTTGTTATTAAATAAATTTTGCACTGTTGTTTCCTTTCCAAAAATTTAACATTGCTTAGTATAGTAATTATATAATCTTTTTATGTAATGATTGCAATACTTAAATACGAACAATTATAACTTTTTTTTGTAGCTGCGATTAAGTTGTTGATTTTATTACATTTTTTAAAAATTAAAAAAAAATAAAAATTTTTTTACCCATTACCCTATATACCATAAGGAGCTTCATCAAAAATTTTACAGGAGCCAGCTTCCCCGATGCCCGATCAACCCGAACAATTGTACGGATTCACACCAGAAAAAACCCAGCTCCGACTGGAAGCTGGGCTTTTGCCTTAGGAGAAACTTACCTCCACTGCTTGCCACCAACCCGTTTAGTCAACGGGCTTCCCGTTTCCTCCATTCTGAAACTCTCTATAATTGCAGAGTCAATAGAGTTGTCGATCATGTGCCAGTAACTTGCATTGAAAAAGTTCTTCAATCCAGTTCTGATACCATCAACATATATAGGACTTGGTGTATGGAATCCTGTATAATTCATCTTGTAAGCAAAGCCATTAAGGTATTCACCATCTGCTTGAAAGGTAACGTCAATCTTTCTGTACAAACTCGGAAAACCCTCAAATCTATCAAGTGCTTTTTCACAATCAGGTGTGATCTGCCAAGCAACTGCTGGTGCATCTGATACTCCACTACCTACTTGTGTTGGAACGATGTCTGCTACGTTATTAAACTTAAACCTTTGACCGACAATGAAACCAGACCCCATTGGTTTGGCATTGGGACACCTTCGTGCCATTGCCCTTCTATTTGTATTTGCTCCGTAAGCAATATAAATCTTTTTCATTTTTATCTCCTTTGGCTGAAATTGATTTATATATAATATAGTATTGATTGCTACACCTGTCAACATCTTTTTTTATTTTTTTTCACAGCAGATCCAGCCACGGAACTACGAACAATTGTTTGTATACAGCCAGTAAAAAAGGCTGGGAGAACCCAGCCTGTTTTTTCTACTTTATGTTGTGCATGGTGGTGAACTTAATTTCCCACTCTCGATCACTGTCAACTCCTATCTCCTTGTTCCATTTATCGACTATGGCTCTGACGTGCATTGCACTGCCTATGAATTTGTCGATCTCATGTGGATCATTGGGGTTGGCTTTTGTAAGAGGGTAGTAACCATGTTCGTTCTCAACGATCTTTGCTACCCTAAATTGTTCGTTCTCTTCAGGAACGTCTGTGAAACAAAAATTAGACATCAACATTCTCCTTTGTAGTAGTAATTTCACATTGACCATCTGCACTCAAAATATCTACTAAATTATATTGCTTAAGATTGTGATTACTTAAATTATAAAAAATAACCTCATTATTAGGATCATGTCTTTCCAAAGTTTTTATTAAGTCTTTAACTTGCATTATTTATCTCCTATTGACTGTTTATAATTATATAGTAATGATTGCTACAATAGATGTCAACACCTTTCTTCGATAATATTATCATTTTCTTTACACGTTTCTTTATGACCTCTCCAAGTATCTTGGATCGTATGTCTGTCTTTGTCATATGAATCATCAATGAAGTTCATTAACTCTCCAAAATCTCCAATAACAAAACCCTCACCATAAGTGTGGTCATAATAATAATAAATTTTTTCCAACTGCTTCTCCTTCTTTGAATACGAACAATTGTTCGATTACAGGATAAAAAAGAAGCTGGGCTACGAACCCAGCTTCAACTCCTCCCTTCTTAAAATGGTATGATTATTACAACAGCACATACGACTGCATAGAAGAAGATGGATTGAGCTACCACCAATGCTATTTCCCAACTATCCATTATGCTACTCTTGTTATTATCATGTTATCGTTATAAAACTTCACATCTATGAAGTCACTGTCTGTGCTTGAATGCTCTAAATAATCTTTCATTATAAAATTATCAAAGCCATTACCCATACACTCAAAGTAACTATCTATGTTTTCATCAAACAAGTTAGTTTCTTTGTATTCTTTATAAAGAGTATCACTTGTATGAAGCTGAACAATACTGTTGCCATTCCATGAGCATATGTACTTAGCTTCAGGTGTAAGCTTTAAGTTTATTGATTTAACCATTTTTATCTCCTATTGGCTGTTTATATTTATATAGTAATCATTACATAATATAAGTCAAGCACTTTTATTTTATTTTTTTTTATTTTTCTTCTTGACACTATTTGTAATGATTGCTATATATATAAATGTGATGGCAAGACAGTAATGGTTTACAGTATCCCACCACAACAATATGAGGTCAAAAGTTCGGGGTAGGGGGTTCACAGACCTAAAATAGCAACTCCCCCAGTTAATGTGAGAGCATGAAAAAAAGAGTCGAGGAACCTTTCCACTTCGGCTCTTTTTTTTGTCTGGTGTTTGAGTTCGAACAATTGTTCGTACTTAACCTAACTACAGGAGGCAGAGCCAGTACCAGCACAAAAAAAATCGGGAGCAGGTTTCCCCGATCCCGATTGTTGCTGGGCAACCTGCCCGATCTAGTTTGTACGATATAGGTAAAAGTCCCCTTGCTCGTGTTCTTCGTGGTCATAACTAGCTAGAAAATGACCCCTTCCATCTGTGTAAACTGCATCTTCTACAAATCTATTGAAGTCTTTGATCAAAGTAAGAATCGCATCATTTGATGTTTCGCAACTTTCTTGAAGCTTTTCAAAAACCTTTTCATCAATCATTGAATGACAACTCAAAAAACTTGGAGTAAATGCCCAAGCAGTTTCCTTGATGTATTCAAAAACTTTGTCTTGTGCTTCTGCATCAGTCAAAACCATGTATTCCTCATTTCCGTATGTGTAATAATGATCGTCTTGATGTGTTACGTGCTTGGCTTGTTCTTCGTTAAGTTCCATCTGCTTTGAGATTGCTTCTACTTTTTTAATATCCATTTTCATTTTATTTCCTCTACCTCTGATTTTTTAAAAGTTAATTGTTTATCTTCAGGATCATTAAATAAATCTGCATCTTCATCTTCAATGACAACTTCATTGGGGTGAATCCAAACTACATTTCCATAAATCTCTTGATCCTTTACTTTTATTCTATCGCCTATTTTCATTTTCTAACTCCTTTGGCTGAATATGTATATATAATATAGTAATGATTTCTACCTGTCAACAGTTAATATTAATTTTTTTATTTTTTTTTGAAGCATCTGCTGTTGCTGTCCCAACTGGTGACTTCGGACAATTGTTCGGAGTCAGAGCTGGACGAACCCAACAGCTTACCTGTGCGTGAACGCGAACAATTGTGCGTATTCAGGTCTGGACGGGGATTTGCGTAGCCCGATCCGCCTCCTGACCCAGAGCTGGTTCCGAAGGAAACCCAAGCTGGAAGCCAAACAGTAGCCCGAAGGAAGCCCGATACCAACCCGATACCAGCCCGATTAGCTACGCAACTCCGAACAATTGGTCGGTTTCAACCCCGATCACAGCCCGATAACCTGTAGCCTATGGAAATTGTTCGGTGACCCTGCCCACGGACTCGCCAAGTGCAGACCCAGATGTACCCATATTTAACTACTTTTGCCTATCTTCTTTGGGTTTATGTGGGTGACGTTAGCTTTTTTCATCCGATCCTGTGCTAAGTGTTGTAATTTCTGGAGTTCATCCAGTATTTCTTCCTTTGTCATGCTATCTACTTTCTCATGTAGCACATGAGCCTTGTTTACAAGCAATCCAGTAGCCTTTAAACGGAGTTCTTCAGCCCGAATAGCCTCACCAAACTTGCCTGACTCCCATGCTTCGTTACGGATCTTGAGCAAGTCCCTGACTGACTTGTCTATCGTTACACCAAAACGACTCCTATTCTCCTCCTGCATCTCCTGAAATCGTTCCTGAACCACTTCACTACGGAGCAACCTAACTGCATCTACTGAGGGGTTACTATACCCAGCTTGTCGAGCGGCGTTAGTCTGAGTCATATCCTTGTGCATAAAGTTATCCAGAAAAGCTTGTTGTTTCTGAGTTAATCTTTTCAGTCCCTTT